GAGGTCGCTAACGTCCTCGAGTTTACTTCTGGTTTCCGCGCTGATGTAACAGGTGATGCTGACAGAGGCACGGTAGGCACCGTGAAGACTGGTAGTCTTAGCAAGAAATGGGATGTATACGTAGATCCTTACTTCTTGAGAAATGTTGTCCTTGTTGGTCGCAAGGGTGGTTCATTCCTCGAGAGCGGTTATGTGTATGCTCCATACGTACCTCTCCAGGTAACGCCTACTATCTTCGGTGTGGAAGACTTCGTGCCCCGCAAGGGTGTCATGACTCGCTACGCTAAGAAGATGGTACGTCCTGATATGTACGGTCTTGTAGTTGTCTCTGACCTACTCGGTTAATTACTAATTAACCTTTTTATGGAAAACCCCAGTTTGACTTCGGTTGGACTGGGGTTTTCTTTTTTCCAAAACTATTTAGAGTGTATAGGAGAATTTCATGAATGGCTGCCACCGCTCTAACACCAAAAAGCAATACCAGCGCCGTAAAATTGCCAGCTACTGGCTCAACAACGAATGTGACTACAAATGCGGTCCCATTTGGGATATATCTATCTTCAGTAGACTTCCTTTCCGGCGCGGTTGATCAGGTTTCATATACATATAGAAAGTTAGGAGGCGATGTTTTAGACGTTGAACTAACTGAAAAAAATGTTTATACTGCATATGAAGAAGCAGTACTAGAATATTCATATATAGTCAATATACACCAGGCAAAAAATGTATTATCAGACTTGCTTGGAAACACAACTGGAACTTTTGATCAAGATGGTAATTTAAAAACCAGTTCTCTTTCTTCTAGTTTAAGTGGTACAAATATAGCCCTTAAATTTCCTAAAGTTAGGTTTGAATATTCTCGAAGATTGTCTCACGGAGTCGCAACCATGGCAGGGGTAGGAGGTCTTGACACAGAATACTCAGCTTCTTTTGATACAGTAAAAGACAAACAAGATTATGATCTACAGACTATAATATCAAGTTCTAGTGATTTCCAAAGAACAAATACTTTGGTCGGCAATAACAAAATTACAATCAAGCAGGTTTATTATAAAACACCTCAGTCTATGTGGAGGTTTTATGGATATTACGGCGGGG